GCGCTTAATGCCGCGACGGTCAACTGGGCAGGTACGACTTGCCCCAATCTAGCACGGAAAAGTAGAATAGCGATATCGGGCCTCGCGCCCACCTGCTCACGTTCTCAGCATCCTGTTGGTTCGTCAGGCGGGACCATAATCTCTGCCACTCTGGCTCAGCATCCTGTTGGCCAGCGTGAAACCCAACCAGGGCTTCCGCTGCCGACATGAACATCCGCGATCGGATCAAAGAGCTTCGCCGCATCCGCGCCGGCGACCTCCGTCCGCACCCTAAGAACTGGCGCACGCATCCCGAAGAGCAGCAGAACGCCCTTCGCGGCATCCTGGCCGAGGTCGGCTACGTCGATGCGCTGATCGTCCGCGAGCTGCCAGACGGATCGCTGCAAATTGTCGACGGCCACCTCCGAGCCGAGACGACGCCGGACGCCCTCGTGCCTGTGCTGGTCGTGGACCTCGACGACAGCGAAGCCGACAAGGTGTTGGCGACATTCGATCCGCTCGGCACGATGGCCGAGCCGGACGAGGAGCAACTCGCGGCCCTGCTGAAAGGGATCGAAACCGACAGCGAAGCGCTCGCGGCCATGCTGGAGCAGCTCGCGCAGGATGCTGGGTGCGAACCGAACGGCGAGATCGTCGAGGACGAAATACCGGAACCGCCTGACGAGGCCACGACGAGGCACGGCGAACTCATCATCCTGGGCGACCACCGGCTGCTCTGCGGCGACAGCAGCAAGCCGAAGGACGTGGACCGGCTGCTCGGCGGCGCGAAGATTCACCTAGTCAACACCGACCCACCTTACAACGTGAAGGTCGAGCCCCGCTCGAATAATGCGATCGCCGCGGGCCTCAGTTCGTTCACGCAGACCCACCACCAGGGTCTGGACCTCGCTCGGCATCCTGGCAAGGCCAAGGCAACCGGCAAGAAGCTACGCGCCAAGGACCGACCGCTGGCGAACGACTTTGTGAGCGACGAGGAATTCGACCGGCTTCTCGCCGCGTGGTTCGGCAACATGGCCCGCGTGCTGGAGCCGGGCCGCAGCCTCTACATCTGGGGCGGGTACGCCAACTGCGCAAACTATCCGCCAGTGCTGAAGGCGTGCGGCCTCTATTTCTCGCAGGCGATCATCTGGGACAAGCAGCATCCCGTTCTCACGCGCAAGGACTTCATGGGCGCGCATGAGTGGTGTTTTTACTGCTGGAAGGAAGGTGCCGGCCACAAGTTCTTCGGCCCGAACAATGTGCCCGACCTGTGGCATGTGAAGAAGGTGACGCCGCAAAAGATGATCCACCTTACCGAAAAGCCAGTCGAGCTCGCCGCGCGGGCCATGCAGTATTCATCTCGCCCTGGAGAGAACGTACTCGACCTGTTTGGAGGCAGCGGCAGCACGCTCATGGCCGCCGAGCAAACAGGCCGCAAAGCGTTCCTGATGGAACTCGACCCGCTGTATGCCGACGTGATCGTCGAGCGCTACGAGAAGTTCTCGGGAAAGAAGGCCGAGCGGATCGCGGCGGAGGCAATTGCGTGATCGAAGTAAGCCTAAGCGCGCTCTTTGGCGATCGACTCGGCGTGCCAACGGCAGAGCTCGATCTCGTCGTCCGTGGCTGGGCGGACCGATCGGATGTTGATGACCGCGTCGGCCCGGCCATCGTCGGCGTACAGGTCGTGCAGAGCAGCATGGCCTCGCTCGCGGGCGTCGGATTCGTTGTTCGCATCCACCAGGACGTAGCGGGCCAGCGTGGCAACATTGTAGGTAGTCATGGTCGTCTCTCCGTGATTGAGCGTCGTTCAACAACGACCACACACCTACCTCGGGTCGCCAGAAGCATCAAGCGCGGTGGCGGCGCAATTCGCAGCGAATCCGCCAGGAAGAAAACCCACGATTTGCCTTGTCTTTCGGCTGGCCGAAACGCCCGTTTGGCCCACGTTGGCCCCGGCCGCGACGTGGCCAAGGATACCAGCCACGACAAAGACGCCCGTCTCCGGGCGTCTAGGGCGACGACGTGGCGAACGTCACCGCGTAGGAACCGCCGCCGGCCAGGCGGTCTGGCAATAGGGGCAGGTGAACCCGGCCTCGGGCCGATTGCACGCCTGCCGGCAGAATTCACAGCCCCGGACGGCCCGGCGCAGCCGCAAGGGCGAGCGGATGGAAACCCGCCTTCCGGTGGCCTCGTTCACCGCTTCGATGCTGGTCCTGGCCCGCCCAAACCGGGTCGCCTCGACCTGGACGATCTCGACCACCCGCACCGTCACGACGCGGCCGCTGACCTTCGCGGTGTAGCGGCCGCCGACTTCAACTTCGCTGAGCTTCAAGGGACACCTCCGTTAGGCCTTGGCGGCGAATTGCCCGCGGTCCTTCTTCACGAAGCGGGATTCCTTCCCCTTGAGCGCGATCTCGCGGATGATCGCGCTATAGAGCGTGGCGTGCGGGGTCTTGCCGCCGGGGCTGGTCCAAAGTGCTCGCTTTGCCATCGCTTCGATCAGCGCTTTGCAGTTCATCGGCTCCTTGCTGCCGGCCAGGACCTGCGCCGCGGCGTCGAGTGCCCCGACCTTCTTGGCCTTGGGCTCTTTGGCCTTCTTCGTCTTCGCGGGCTTGGCGTCACTGGCCGGCGTGGCGCCGCTCGCCAATGTGGCCTTGGCATCGAGCGCCTGCTTCTTGTTGTCGAACGGCCCGTGCTCCTTGCCGCCGTTCTTAGGGACGACCCAGAACCGCCCCTTGCCGTCCTTCTTGATCTGCACGGCGGGCATCGCGCCCTTGGTCGCTTTGGTCTTGCTGGTGGTCTTCTTGGACATGCTTCGACTCCTCGATCTGGAATTCAACGGTTGGGCTGCCGTCGTCAGGCCCGCGGAACCACCCGCGGACGACGCCCGTGCGGGCGTTTCGGCTTAGTAGGCTCGCGTCCAGCATTCCGCGGCGCGCTGGCGCAGTGGCGAGCCCAACTCGTCTTCCCGCAGGTCGGCCAGCGCCACCCAGCAGGCGGCGGCCACGGCCCAGCGTCGTTCGGTCTCGGCCTCTTGCGCTTCGGTCATCAACGCTTCATTCAGGTGTCGCCATTCGCGCTTGGTCATGGTTTGGGCTCCGATGGAAGGTGGTGGGTGCCGTTCGCGTCATTCGGCGTAGATATGGTCCGCGAGGCCCCCAGCGAGGAAATCGACGAAGCAGGCGACAACGTGGTCCGCGGCCGGAATGTCCGCCCCACGGTCCCAATTGAAGACCGTGCGTTCGTCGGCCAGCCGCTGAATCCAGAGCTTCGAGATGCGGCTGTCGCCGATTTCCCATTCGGGGTTGTCGGCGTGCTCGGGGAAGACCAGAGCGTCGAAGCGGTGCCCGTGGAGCGTGCCGCAGACCCACGTCCCCGCGCCGGCGGTGCGCCGCGTGACCTTCGTGATTTCAAAGTCAAATCCCAGATCCAGGTCGTCGGCGTTCGTTGCGTTCATCGTTTTCCTCCGGCGTTGGCTTATTGCGTCTGCGAGCATCGCGTTCGCGTGGGACACAGTTACCTCTGTTTCCGAAACACATCCAGCCAATCGCTGAAGAATTCCGCACATTTTTCAGGCCGGTTTTAGGGTGCCCTAAATGAGCGTGAAGCCCGCCCGCAAGCTCGCCATCGTGCAGCGTCGCCAGAAGGTGGCGGACCTGTTCCTACAGGGCTGGAGCCAGGACGCCATCGGACGCGAGCTGGGGATCAGCCAGCCCCAAGTAGCCGGCGATCTCAAAAAAGTCAGAGAATCATGGCGCCAGTCCGCGATTCGCGACTTTGATGCCGCGCGGGACCAGGAGCTGGCCCGCATTCAGCGCCTCGAGCGCGAAGCGTGGGCCGCCTGGGAGCGCTCCCAGCAGCCCAGCCAGACCGCCGTGGTGGACGGCCAGGTGGGCGCGCAGCGGGCCAAACGCACGGTGAAGCACCAGCACGGCGATGCGCGGTTCCTCGACGTCGTACTGCGTTGCATCGAAGCCCGTCGGCAACTCTTGGGACTGGATGCACCGGCCAAGATCGCGCCAACCACGCCCGGTGGCCGGCCCCTGACCATTGAGGAGCGACGAGACCACATTCAGGCCATCCTGCAGGAGCACTTTGGCGTGGCCGCGCTCCTGCCCGGCCAGACGACGGAGGCAGCCAATGAATGCCAGCCAACTGAGAAAACTGCTGGAGTCGATGACGGACGAGGAGTTGGCGCGCCTGAGCCCGTTCTCGGCTAGCGCCACGAAGGTCCGTCGTCCGCATCCCCGCCAGGCAGAATTCCTGGCGCTCCATTGCAAGGAGGCTCTCTATGGTGGGGCCGCGGGAGGCGGGTAAGACAGAGGCACTTCTGATGTGGCTGTCGCAGGGAATCGAGGTGCCAGACTATTCAGCCATCTTTTTCCGTCGCACTTACGCCCAACTTTCCAAGTCCAACGACTCCCCGCTCACCAAGGCGTTTGAGCTCTTCCGGCCGCTGGGAGGTAAATACAAGGCGAGCAAGTATCGCTGGACTTTTCCAAGCGGGGCGTCGATCGAATTCGGGCACCTGCAGCACGAGATGAGCGTGATGGACTACCAAGGCCCCGCCTACCACCGGGTCGCCTTCGACGAGCTCACCCAGTTCTCCGAGGCGCAGTACACCTACCTCTTCAGCCGCATGCGGATGCGCAAGGACTTCCCCATTTCGGATGGGCGTTCGCGCTACGAGCAACCCCGGAGGCCCTAATCACGCCTGGGTCCGCAAGAGATTCATTACGCGCGAGGCCGAGCTGTCGGTGCAGACGCTGGGCGCCTATCAGCCCAGTCCACCCGGGCTGGTCTTTTGGCCCATGCCAGATCGGGCGTTCGTACCCGCCCGGGTGGCCGACAACCCGTCGCTGGACATCGAGGACTATGTCGGCCGGATGCGGACCCAGCTACCTCCCGTTCTCCGACAGCGCCTGCTCAATGGAGACCGGTCGGTCGTTGAGGACGCGGCGATCAAGCTCGAATGGCTCCGCTACTACGATATGCGAGGCGACATGCTCCAGCCGATGAACGCCGATGGCAAAGTGATTGACGTCGTAGACTGGCGGACCTGCTCGCGGTTTGCAACCATCGACACGGCGGGAACCAGTAAACAAAAGGCGGACGAGAAAAAGGGCAAGCCGGCCAGCTGGTCCGTGTGCCAGATCTGGGACTACTGGCATCAGCCCAAGTACCTGTTCCTCCGGCACGTTTGGCGACGCGAGCGGCCCGACTCACCATACAAGCACAGCTGTTGAAAAGGCCGTTTCAATCTCCGCCGCCTCCCGTTCTGACAGTCGCACCCCGTCTATGCGCAATTCCTTGAGCGTCTGAAGTGCAGTCAAGCGCATAATTCCCGGCGGCGACACTCTCGTATTGGACACGTCAAGCACTTCTAGATTCGGCAGTGTCGAAATACATTCCAACGCGCTGTTGGAGATTGCAGTTCCGCTTAGGTTTAGCCTCTTTATGCTAGGAAGGCGGCATATCACCCTCACAACGTCATCACTAACAGGCGATCCTTCGAGATCAATCCATTCAATGTCACGACTGTTGACAATCTCCGATAGTTGTTGTGCTGTAATAACCGTACTCTTTAAGGCAACAGCCGTTAGATGTGGCATCTGTCGCATTGAGGCAATTAGGTCGTCATTTACTGTCGCGTCATTCAACAGTATGACATCTCCCGTCGGGTACTCATTGCGTGATGCCCCGGCAAGTAGTTTGACTTTACGGCCACGAACTACCATTCCGCCTCGACGTATGATATTGTCCTCAGCATGCGACAGCGTGTTGTCGATGTTTCTCGAATGTGATACCACTCGGTCTAATATGGTAGTAATACAACCCAGTGTAAGCAAGGCAGTAACAAGGAAGGCAAGTAAAGATCGTCGCTGTGTAGACATGCCTTACTCCGTACAGAAAGCTTCGTCCCTTATGGCATCATTAAACCATAGTTTTGCTGCGTCGATCTGTTCTTGCGTGGGCTCGCCTCGCTTGCAAAGCGGCGACGGTCTAAGGCTGCTCATCACCATAATGATACAACCCGCGAAGTTCCTACACTCGCCGCTGCAGAAATAGGCTTGAAGCTCTCGCAACATTAGATTGTTGCAATTGTCAACCCACGGATCTTTGTTGCATGGAGCGTATTGCAATACATGAGTTAACTCGTGGCACAGTTTTGTCGCGGCTGTAGTTGTCGTGCCACCTTGAAAGTATCGCTGCTGCGCGCACATGTGAATTGCATGCTCGGCAGGACGGTAAAAGGCACCAGTCGACTCACGATCACAACAGATACAGTGAAAATGTAGATCGGCACATTTCTTTGCTCGCTCTGCTTCACCCTCCATCTCCAAGTGTTTCACTCGCCTTTGAACCTTTTGCCAGCACTTGTCAAATGACTTGTCCTTCACAATGACATTATCAAAGAATTTGCGGCAACTAGCAATTTGTGCTTCCTGTGCCCGCGTTACGTCATCGCCTTGTACTATCAGGCCGCTTGGATCAACATATGTAAGCGAATTGTTTTGCACATAGGTGTAGAGATGCGCCGGCAATCCGGCAGTAATGTACTCGACAAGTGCGGCTATTTTAGACGCGGCAAGATCAGAGATGTCCTCCAGCTGGAGCGGATCGGCGGATAGCCAGCGGATAAGCAAGGAGTCGTAGTCCCGTCGCCGCGCCGTGTGGTCGCCCGTCAATTCAGCTTTATAGTAGCCGTGCTGGCCACCGTACTGAAACGGTATCGAAGTGGTCCCTGTGCGCTCAGTCACTTCGCCGAACGCAGAGTAGGCGAACGTGTCCGTGACCTGCTGGTTGTCGTCGGTTCGGGCGACGGTATTACCTTGACCGTCGAATTGGTATTGGCGGTTTTCACCATCGCGATTCTCGCTTATTAGTCGCCCGTGATAGTCGGGTTCGTGGGTGTACTCAACGATCAAGTTGTTGTGCTCGTCGTACTCGGCAACGATGTTGTCGCTAACCGGGTCCCATTCGTAGTGCGTGGTCGGCATGACTGGTTCTCCGTTTCGGAGTGGAGGGGATCTGCCATAGCGCGACCCCCCAATTGGAGTGGAGGCAGGCCGCCGCGTCAAGAACAGCCTGGGGCGAAATTCGGCAGTCGGAATCGGCACGCTACGCCGTTATCTACTCACTACCGGAATTGTGCCCGAAGTGTCCAAATGAAATGCCGCATGCCCCCCTAAATCTCTGAGGCGATTGGGCTGGGGATCGCTGCCAGAGTTGAGTTTTCGACTGAAATTGGCGCTTAGGGGTTTCGCTAGTCATGCGGCGAATGGGAGCTACTCTCCTCGCCGATAGCTCGAACTTGTTCGTCCAATCGGAGCTGCTGCTGCTCGGATGGATTGCCAGTCTTCCGCAACATCCGATGCTTCTCGGCTTTACTGTTGTTGTATTCGCGAAATCTCGTGCTGGTGGCGCTGCACGTCGCGCTGACTGCTGTCAACACTTATAGACTTCTCGAATAACCAGTCGCGTAGCAGCAATCCGAACCTGATCATCATTTGGCACCGACGTGCTATGGGTGACGTCACTGGAAGCCGCTTGCCTCCCACCCCCGCCCGAGGTAACTGTCGAACGTCCCACATCTCGGAGACCTCCACATGCTTTTCACCACCTGGAACGTCGACGCCTCGCAGATCCTTTCCCGCCAGGAACTGGCCGCCGTACTCAGAGACCTGAAGCGCCGCGCCAGCTGCCCAACGTTCAGATGAACCTGGCCAGCTGCCTGCGGGCTAGCGAGATCGGCGGCCTGACCCTGGGCGATGTGCGAGCCGGCGTTGCCCGGCCGCACCTCTTGGTCCGCGCCGAGCATGCCAAGCGAAACCGCCCACGGCGTGTTCCGCTCTGGTGGGACGCTGGGACACTGGCCGATCTTTCGGCGTGGCTGCACTACCGCTACGACCAGGGCGCCGGACGCGACGACCCGGTTGTGTGTTCGCTCCAGACGGCCACGTTCGGCGAGCCGCTCAACCGCCATGTGCTCCGGCGTCGGTTCCACACGGCATGCCACGTCCTGGGGTGGGATCGGCTACGCACGCTCACGATCCACCACGGGCGGCACACGTTCATCAGCCATGCCCTGGCTGGTGGGCGGACACTGGCGGAGGCAAAGGCCGCAGCGGGTCACGCGAGCCTGCTGACGACAAGCGTGTGTCTGCATGTGGTAGTGGATGAGCGGGAAAAGGTAGGTCTGATTGCAGGTGGACCTCCGCCTCAGCCACAAACTGGCTACTTGAATCACCAGACACAGGCCCACGATGCCCTGGCGCGAGGCGATCTTGGACTGTACGCTGATCGCGACATCAATACCGAAAAATCGCGTAATAGAAGCTAGTTGCGATCTGGCATGGCATGCGGCGGCACAGTGACAATGATCTGACCGTCCGCGCCTAGCTCAACTTCATATCCCAGAGGCTCCATTGCGGTTACATAACGATCAAAAAACTCGTCTTGAACGGCAATTTGGGCTCGGTGGTCGACAGCCCAGGCAAGCGCCATTCCAGCAAGGGCCGTCAGCCAAAAGACGTCTCTAATTGCAAATTGCAGCATCGGCAGGCCCACGGTTAGTCTAAGTGCGGCCAAAGTCATACCGCGCTCTCGCCTTTTGGTCGAGGCGAGTTTTCCAATCGCGCAAGAAACAGGAATGAAAGCGGATTGCCATGGTGGAGTCAAATGAAAATGCCAACAATTACAGGAAGTAGCGATGGCAAGCGACTTCTCAATATCGCCATCGCGACTTGTGGTGGAATAACCGAGTGCTCGGGCCTACCTGGCTTCTGACCTGCAAAACACCAGTGAAGCGCGGGCGTCGTTCGCACTTGCTCCACTGCGACTCGCTAACTCACAGCAGTCGTCCATGGCCCG